TACCGCAGGACAATACGCACTCGCTCAGGTTCGCGCTGCACAAGGCGACACCGATGCACGCGATCTCGTTGCAGCATTAGAGATCTCGACCGTTTCCGAGAACACCGGAATGGTTCCACCGAACTATCTTCGCGACATCATCGGCGTGATTGATGATTCACGTCCGTTCATCAATTCCATCGAGCGCGCAGCTCTTCCAGCATCCGGCATGAAGATTTTCACGCCTAAGCTCGGAACTCAGGCGACCGTTGCAGTTACCGCTGAAGGCGTCGAGTTTGATTCAACCGACACCGCAGTTACTTTCCAGGAAGATACAATCGTCAAGTTCGCCGGTGCTAACGTGGTCAATGTTGAGCTCGTGGACAGAAGCGACCCATCGTTCGTTGACTTGCTCCTTCGCGAGCTTGCAGCGTCTTACGCGCAAAAGACCGACGCTTACGCAGCGCAAATCGCAGCACAGAACGCAGCTACCTCAACCGGTGGCTCGGTCTATGCAGCAATCGCTGACGGTATCGCTGACTCCTATAACGTCATGCGTTTCACACCAAATCGTCTCCTCGTTGCTCCAACAGGCGGCTCAGCAGGTATCGACTTTGCTTACTTGCTTTCAGCAACCGGTAGCGACAACCGACCACTTTTCGCCGCAGCTCTCCCAAGCAACGCGAACGGTCTTATCACACAGGGTTCGACCGCAGGCACAGTCGCAGGCTTGAACCTCGTCGTTGACCCGAACTACACCGGTGACGATGCAAACGTGAAGCACGCTCTCGTTTACCCATCCGCAGCAATGCGTTTCCATGAGTCCGGCACAGTTCAGATCCGTGCGAATCTCGTTGCAAATGGTCGTATCGAGATTGGCGTCTATGGCTATGCAGCCGTCGTCAACCGTTACCCAACAGCTTTCCGCAAGCTGAGCTAGTAACAATCAAATAGTCCTGGGTGGGTGTGATCCCGAGCCCACCCAGGATCCCTAACAGAAAGGAACCGAGATGCCGACAATTATCAGCGTTGGTCAGTTGCGCGCCGTTCTCGGTGTTTCCGTTTCGCTTTATTCGGATCCAATTTTGGAGGATTGCATCGATAGCGCCGAAGCGGTGGTCTTGCCGATGCTCGTCAAATATTTCAGCCCGATTCGTTCGGTCGAACTGCAAGACAATCAAGCGATTTTCACCTTCGATGCCGTTCAGGTATTCAACGAAGGTCAAAGCGTCGTCATCGCGAATGCTGGCTCACCTTTCAACGGCACTCACACCGTTCTCGCAGACGGTCTTAGCGATACGACCTTTCGCGTGGCGATCACTAATGCCGACATCGCAAAAAAGAACCTAATTCCGGCTGGAACTGCGACCCTAAGTGGCGCGAGCACCTACGTAGGCGTTCCAGAGGTTGAGTCGGCTGTCCTAGCGGTCGCCACCGAGGTTTTCCAATCACGCAGCGCAGTTGGCGGTCAGATCGAAGGCGTTGATTTCCAGGTGACGCCGTTTCGTCTCGGTCGCAGTTTATTCAACAGAATCTCAGGGCTATTGGGTAAACACATCGATTCGGAATCGATCGCGCTATGACCATCGCGACCGAGGTTCGCGCCGCGCTCAAATCCTCGCTCGCTGCGGTTCCTGCCAATATCTACGATCACGTTCCCGAAGCTCCTCAGGTTCCTCACGTCTCATTCGTTCCCGATGATCCATATTTGGAAATCGAGACAATTGGAAAAGCGACGCTGAGATTACGCGTCAATATGGTTCTCGCCGTCGGCGTCAACTATGCGAGCAACGCTGCCGCGCTGGATAACTTGGAGCAACTCATCACTAGCGTTCTGACGAATTTGCCTTCCGGCTATATCGTCGGAGAGGTCAATCGACCAACAGTAACCCAGGTGGGATCCGCAAATCAGCTCGTTGCTGATATTCGGGTTTCAACCTATTTTCAAAACTAAGGAGCAGGAATGCCTACCGCCGTAATTACCGGTCGAGACGTTACCTTCACAATCGGTGGTAACAATTTCGACGCTCAGGCGACCTCAGCCGTTCTAAGCGGCGAGATGGTTCGCGAAACCTACGAGACACTCGATGGCAAAGCCTACAAAGTTCTCGACAATAATTTCACCTTTTCGGTTGAAATGCTCGCTGATTGGGGTGTTTCCGGTTCGCTTTGCGAAATCCTTTGGGGCGTCGCTGAGTCAGCACCGAACACCGGAATCAGCACCGTGTTCACCGCAGCATCAGGCGCGGTCTTTACTTTCCAGATTCTTCCAGCATTTCCGTCAGCCGGTGGAAGCGGAAACGACGCGCAGACAGTAACATTGGAATTCCAGGTCATCGGCGTTCCGGCTGAGTCCTTTAGCTAATCGGAGATCGGGATATGAAATTACCAATCACAATCACATACACCTCGGGATCGATTGAAACCTACACCGCGCAACCGCCGGAGTGGGCTAAGTGGGAAAGGGAAACCGGCAACAAGATCACGCACGCCGAAGGAAATATCGGCATTTGGGATCTTATGTTCCTGGCGTATCACGCTCACAAGCGTCAAGCCGCAGGACTACCGGTCAAACCTTTTGACGTCTGGAGCCTCACAGTCGAGGACGTTGCGGCAGGTGAGTCCGACCCAAAAGTCACCCAACCGGAAGCCTGAGCCGGCTTATCGTCGAATTGGCGATAGCGACCAGAATTCCGATGAGTGAGTGGACGGATGCATCAGACATCCTGACCGCTCTTGAAGTATTGAAGGAGCGCAAGTGACCGAACCAGCTTTAGCCTTCGACAAGAAGGAATTGCGTTCGGTCATAGGCGCATTCAAAGCAATGGACGAACAAGCAACCGACGAAGCCAAGAAAATGGGTTATGAGCTGGCGCAATATGCGGCACAGGAAGTCAGGAAAGCCGCGCTCACTCGCACAGTCAATCCGGTCGCGGTTCGGCGAATCGCAGATGGTGTGCGCGTTAGCAGAACCTCAAAAGTCGGTGAATTCTCTTATGGGTTCGCCAGTCAGCGTTTTAGCGGTGGTGGCACGACGAAAGAACTATGGCGTGGTTTTGAGTTCGGTTCTAATCGATTCACACAGTTTCCAAAGCGCACTCCAAGATCTTCGGGGCGTGGGAATACTGGCTACTTCATCTATCCGACACTCCGTCGCATTCAGCCTCAACTAGTCGCCCAATGGGTCGAAGCCTTTGATCGCATTTTGAAGAAGTGGACTTGAAATGGCTGAATTCCGCACGCTGAAACTTTCCATCCTTGCCGATGTCGATAACCTCAAAAAGCAACTCGGTCAGGGTGAAAAGGAAGTCCAGACCTTCGGCAACAAGGTCGCAGAATTTGGCAAGAAAGCAGCCCTAGCGTTTGCCGCAGCCGCAGCCGCCGCAGGAGCCTACGCGGTCAAGCTCGCGGTCGATGGAGTCAAAGCCGCAATCGAGGATGAGAAGGCGCAAGAGTCACTACGCCGAACCATCGTCAACGTCACCGGTGCAACCGAAGCCCAAGTGGCAGCGACCGAGGACTTTATCGAGAAAACCGCTCTTGCTACCGGCGTCGCCGATGATCAGCTTCGTCCAAGCCTGGATCGACTCGTTCGAGCGACCGGCAATCTTGAAAAGGCTCAGAAGCTTCAAGCACTAGCCCTCGACGTCAGCGCAGGCTCGGGTAAGTCCTTACAAGCGGTCACAGAAGCCCTCTCAAAAGCCCAGGAAGGCAATCTAGGCGGTCTAACGCGTCTCGGTGTGGGTTTATCTAAGGCTGAGGTCGCAACCCTCTCATTCGACCAAATAACCCAGAAATTAGGGCAGACGTTCGAGGGTCAGGCAGCCGCAGCCGCTAACACCTTTCAGGGTCGTCTCGATCGTCTCAAAGTCGGTTTTGACGAAGCCAAAGAGTCGGTCGGGTTTGCCTTGCTGCCGATTCTTGAACGCTTGCTCACATTCGTCACAACGAACGTCTTACCGGTCATTCAGCGATTTACCGATTCATTCGGTGGCGCGAACGGACTTGGCGCAAATATCAATCACGTCGTCACGACGGTCAAAACGGTTCTTACACCGGTATTCGAAGGGGCGGTCAGCCTATTCAATCGGATCAAAACTGCCGTCATCGCCAATCAAGACAGTTTCCGCAGGTTTGCTGATCTTATTCAGACCTATGTTGCACCGGTTCTTGGAACCGTTCTCGGTGGCGTTCTCAAAGGTTTAGGCGTCATCGCCCAGGGTGTTATCAATATCATCGGCAAGGTGGTTGACGTCATCAGCGCAACCGTCGAAGGAGCCATCAAAGGCATCAACGCTCTTATCAAGGCTTACAACGCCATTCCGCTTCTGCCTAATATCCCGACCATCGCGGCACCATCCGGCGGTGCAGTAGCACCATCGTCGCCATCAATCAGAGCCGTCGAGCGTGGCGTTCCAAGCGCATCAACGTCGGCGGTCGCACCGGTCGCACCGGTGACGAATAACATCACGGTGAACGGAGCCATTGACTCAGAAGGAACTGCCCGGACAATCGCCCGAGTCCTTACCGAGTCCGCAGCTCGCGGAACCGGCGGTGGCGGTGGGATCTTAGGTGGGTTGCTCGTCACATGACGGCTTGGACTCCCGAATATAAGGTCTTTGCCAATGGCACGGAAATCACCGACATTACTTTGGTCGGTTTTACGATTACGACCGGTCGCACCGATATAACTAGCCAACCGCAGGCTGGCTATGCGAACCTTACAATCGTCAACCTCACGAATCAGGTTTATTCCTGGACAATCAACACATCAATCACCGTCGAAGTAAAAAATAGCCAAAACAACTACATTCCAATTTTTGGCGGTCGAATCTCAGACTTTTCCGTAGGTGTGCAAGATTCGGGCTCAGCCGGAATCGTTACGACGATCAACATTTACGCTTTGGGAGCCCTGAGCAAAATCCAAAACGCCGTGTGGGAAGGTTCGCTAGTCAAGGACGAAGACGGAGCACAGATCGAAGTCATCCTAAATGACTTGCTTCTCAACAATTGGAACGAGGTCCCACCTGCCATTCAATGGTCAACCTATAACGCCACCGAAACATGGGATAACGCTCAAAACATAGGAGTCGGCACGATTGATCCTGGTCAATATGAAATGATTGCCCGAAGCGCGGATCCAATCAACGCCTATTCAATTATTTCAGAGATTGCGAATTCCGGGCTCGGTTATGTTTATGAGGATGCCCAGGGGCGCATTTCTTATGCCGATGCAGTACACAGAACCGCAGAGGTCAATGCCAATGGTTTTACTAACTTCAACGCCAATCATGCCCTGGCTGCCAATATACGCACCGTCACCCGACAGGGCGATTTATGCAACGCTTTCGTCATCAACTATAAAAACAATTTTGGTACGTCTTATGAATACGAGGATACGACCTCGCAGGCTACCTATGGGCTTTTTGCTCGATCGGTCAATTCTCGCATCGATGATGATCCAGACGCCGAGGCGGTTGCCGAGCGATTCGTCAAGCTTAGAAAAGACCCATATCCGCGATTTGAGGACATTAGCTTCGCCATCCAAAATCCCGAGCTGAGTGATACCGAGCGCGATGCGCTTATTGGGGTTTATATGGGGCTCCCAATCTCAATCAGCAATCTTCCAGCTAATATCAACGGCGGTTCATTTGCTGGCTTCGTTGAAGGTTGGACGATGAGATCAACGCTTTCAGGGCTTTCAATAACCCTCAATCTTTCGTCCAAAGAATTCTCGTCTTTCACCCTCAATTGGAATCAGGCTGGAGCCTCGCTTCAATGGACAGGCGTGAATGCTACACTTACATGGGCTAACGCGACAGGAGCACTAACCTAATGCCAACAACCACCAACTTCGGCTGGAGCACGCCGGACAATACCGATCTGGTCAAAGACGGTGCTCTCGCCATCCGAACACTTGGCAGCGCGATTGATACTTCGCTGGTCGATCTTCGAGGTGGCACAAGCGGTCAAATCTTGGCAAAGAACTCAAATACTGATATGGATTTCGTGTGGATTGCCAATGATCAAGGCGATATCACCGCAGTGACGGCAGGAACAGGAATCTCGGGCGGTGGCACGACCGGAGCTGTAACGATTACTAACTCAATGGCGACCGCGATTGATGCCAAAGGTGATCTCATCGTTGGAACCGGAGCAGACACCTTCGACCGTCTTGCCGTCGGTGGCACTAATGGTCACGTTTTGACGGTTGATTCATCAACCTCAACGGGTTTGAAGTGGGCGGCGGCTGCTGGTGGAGGAAAAGTGCTTCAGGTAGTTTCAGCGACATATTCCACGCGTCTTGACGTAGCTTCGACAACTTATACAGATACCGGACTAAGCGCCTCAATAACCCCATCATCTACATCGAGCAAAGTGCTTGCAATAGTTTCTCAACATACTTGGGTTTATCGAAATACCATTGAAGCCGGTGGCAGAATCAAATTGGTTCGCGGCGCAACTGATATTTGGAACCAAAGCACAACCACGCAAACGATTCACACCGCCGCCGGATCTGGCGCAACAGAAGCTGCAAATTTCATCACATTCTCTTATTTGGATTCGCCATCGACAACATCTTCGACAACTTACAAGGTGCAAGGCAGAGCAGAAAGCACAGCCAATAGCGGAGATATATCGTTTCAAAAAGGTTCAAACGTTTCAACCATCACACTTATGGAAATTGGTGCATAGTGAGCGATTACCTAGTC